TAGAAGTTGACCAAGATGAGTTAACTCAGATAGTAAATGCTGTCTACAATTCTATGGACTGTGTAGTCCCTGGACCTATGCAAGTTATGCGTTGGATTAAGAAAAGTGTAGGAGAATACATAAGAAACGGTGGTAAGTATATAGAGTGGGAGACTCCCTCTGGTTTTGTAGTTAATCAGAGACGTGATGTCATAGAGACAGAACGGATGGAGCTACAACTATTAGGTCGTACTAGCGTACGCATACCTAATGGTAAGAAAACACCCTGCCCTAAACGTCATCGCTCTAGTACAGCTCCAAACTTTATTCATTCTATTGATGCAGCGATACTTCACAGATCCTTTACTCAATTCGATGAACCATTCACAGTTATCCATGATTCTGTTTTATGCAGAGCAGGGGACATGGGAACACTCAATCAACTTGTGCGAGAAACCTACTCCAATATCTTTACCGAAGACTGTTGGCTCACAAAGTTCGCACAAACCGTTAACGCCTCTGAACCGCCACCCATTGTTGGGACACTTAATCCAGAGGTAGTATCCAATTCCATTTATTTTTTCTGTTAAATGCAAACACACGTCACCAAACAACCCGTTCTACTAGAAGGTTTCCAAGCTGTCCTTAAACCTGGGGAGTGGGGCTATAAGCTCTCAGTCCTCATGCAAGATGAGATAGTAAAGGAACTTGAAGAAGAAAGAGAATCGGCATTAGAATGGGCTAAGTCTAAAGCTAAGAATCCCAAGAGAGTCTCTATTAAACCAGAGCCTTGGGAAGAAGTTGAGACACAGCCTGGAATGTACCAAGTTAAGTTCAGCTGGAGAGATGGAGACAAGTTCATCCCAGTTGTTGTTGACACTGAAGGTACACAGATAACAGACAAAGAGACACCAATATATAATGGAAGTAAAGTAAAGATAGCTTTCTTCCAAAAACCATACGTCCTACCTACGGGAGACATTGGCACATCATTAAAGCTAAAGGCTATCCAAGTTGTTAGTCTTAACAGCGGAGCTGGTATTGTCGATGACGGAGATCTTACTGCTGAGGATGCAGCCAAGTTATTTGGTTCAACCACAGGATTTAAGGTAGACGAGCCTAACGTAGATGCTGCACCTTGTAGTGTCGAGGAGGACGATGACTTCTAATGAGAAGTAAATTAGAAGAGAACATAGCTGAGGAGTTAGATAAGCTTGGTATTAAATATACCTATGAACGTGACAAACTCAAGTATGTAATAGAAGCACAGTACATCCCTGATTTTAAAGTTGGGGATGTCTACCTAGAAGCCAAGGGCTACTTCCCACCAGATCAGAGACGCAAGATGAAAGCTGTAAAGAAAGCTAATCCGAATCTCGATATCAGAATCATATTTCAAAATCCGCTAAACAAAATATCCAAACGCTCCAAAACATCCTATGCGATGTGGGCTGAGAAGAATGGATTTCCTTGGTGTACATACTATGCAATCCCAACAAGTTGGCTCAGATGAATCAGAGTTCCTTTATCATGCACCTTGTAACAGATGTGGGTCTTCCGATGGTAACAGCGTTTACTCTGATGGACACACTTATTGTTTTGTGTGTAACCATTATGAATCTGGAGGAGAACCAGACCACCATCATCACTGCGAGACCAAACCTATGATTAAAGGTTTACCTGTTTCCTTAAAAAAACGTAAATTATCCGAAGAACTTTGTCGAAAGTACAGAATCCATAAGGACGGAGAAGTATTAAGGTTCCACTACTTTACCAAAAGTGGTCAAGTTTGTGCTGCTAAAGTAAAAACAAAGGACAAAAACTTTTACTGGGACGGTAAGAATACCGATAACCAGTTATTCGGACAACACCTTTTCCCAGACAAAGGTACACGCCTCACAATATATGAGGGCGAACTTGATGCAGTGTCTGGATATGCTGCATTACCTACATGGCCTCATGTCTCATTACCAAATGGGGCAGCTGGGGCTAAGAAAGACCTACAAAAAGTACTTGACTTAATTCAAGGCTATGAAGAGATAGTCTTATTCTTTGACAATGATGAGGCTGGAATTAAAGCTACAGAAGAATGTGCTCAACTATTTCCCGCAGGGAAGGTCAAGATAGCAAGACTAGAGAAGTACAAAGATGCTTCTGATGCCTGTCAAGCAGGTGAGCTCGAAGCTATTAGGAGAGCTATCTGGGATGCAAAGACTTACAGACCAGATGGTATAGTTGATGCCAAGTCATTACTAGAAAAAATTTGCACACCTTCACCACCCGCTGACCATGAGTATCCATTTCGAGGACTTAACGATAGACTACACGGCATTAGATATGGCGAGCTTATCACGATTACTGCTGGAAGTGGTATCGGCAAATCATCGTTTTGTCGAGAGCTTGCAGTACACCTCCTCAATAGAGGGGAGAGAGTCGGTTACCTTGCACTTGAAGAATCCAATCAAAGAACGGCACTAGGATTGATGTCTGCTAGTGTTGGTCAAGCCTTACATTTAGGAGAACATACTAAAGATGAACTCGAATACGCCTACAACAGTACTATTGCTAATTGGAATCTTTTCCTCTTCGATGGCTTTGGCAGTTATGACCCTGATACGATCTATTCACGCATCGAATACCTTGCCTGTGGATTGGAGTGTCGTATTATATTCCTCGATCACCTCAGTATATTACTGAGTGGGTTAGAAGGTGATGAAAGACGTATGATTGACCAAACAATGACCAAACTACGATCACTTGTTGAACGTACAGGTATTGCGTTATTTTTGGTATCACATTTAAGACGGACACAAAATGACAAGAACCACGAAGAAGGAGCCCGTATTACGCTTGGACAATTGCGAGGAAGTGCTGCGATTGCACAACTTAGTGACGGAGTTATTGCCCTTGAAAGAGATCAACAAGACTCAAGTAAACAAGCTGTTACTACGGTTAGAATTATCAAGAATAGATATTCTGGAGAGTGTGGTGTCGCTACACAACTCTCGTACGATTTAGACACCTGTTCATTCACCGAAAATGAAATTAAGACCGAAGACTTCGACCCCGCAACGGACTTCGATTAATCTAGCATACGACATAGAGACAGATGGACTTGATTGTGAGAACATACATTGTGTAGTTACACAAGACTTAGACACTGGTTTAGTGACTGAGTATAACGATCAAGCATCACCGTACTCTAGCGTTGTTAACGCAGTTAATGACCTCGAAGGTGCAGACAATATCATTTCACATAATGGTATTATGTTTGACATACCGCAGATCAAAAAACATTTTCCTTTCTTTGAAGGGAAAGCTAAACACTGGGATACACTTATCCTCAGTAGATTTTACCACCCAAATATATTAGACACAGATCTTAGACGCAAATGGACTGGGATGCCAGCACGTTTGTATGGATCACACAGCCTCGAAGCCTACGGGTACAGGTTGAAGTGTCATAAAGCTGACTTTGGCAAGACTACTGACTGGAAAGAGTGGTCACAGGAAATGCAAGATTATTGTAAACAAGACGTTGCCATTCTAGTAAAACTATGGAGACATTTCCAGAAATTCCTCAAGCAGTAGTTCTCGAACACGAGATCGCACTGATGATGTCACAACAAAAAGTGACAGGCTGGCCATTTGATGTAAAGAAGGCACAACAACTAGAGAATACACTACTAACTAGACTAGAACACCTAAAGGATAAGTCAACAAAGTTATGTTGGTGTGTGCCTGGAAATCTATTTACACCAAGGCGAGACAACAAAAAACAAGGTTACTTTGCTGGTGCAGAGATGCAACGATTAAAAGAGTTTAATCCTAGTAGCAGAGAACATATAGCTTGGTGGTTCCGAACGTTTCAAGGTTGGAAACCAAACAAGTTTACACCTACTGGTAAGGCGGTCATTGATGAGACCGTACTTAAAGAGATAGGTACAGAAGAGGCATTAGTATTCCTTGAGATTCTGATTACACAAAAGAAGCTCGGAATGTTGTCGCAAGGCACTAATGCGTGGTTGAAACTGGTCAAGGATGGCAGGGTTCACCACTCTTGCTTTATCGGTGCGGTTACGCATCGAATGGCACATTCACACCCGAATCTTGCTCAAGTAAGTTCGGATAAGGATTGCCGTGAATTATTTATTACTAACCCAAGCTGGAAACTTATTGATTCCGATTTAGCTGGGATAGAGTTAAGATTATTTGCTCACTATCTAGCTCGCTACGATGGGGGACGATATGCAAAGATCTTACTAGAACAAGATATTCACCAAGTTAATGCAGACAAAATTGGAATCTCTCGCAGACAAGTCAAGACAATTACTTATTGTTTCTTGTACGGAGGGGGTAATCAGAAACTTGGACTATCTTATGACAATATGCTCCCCCTCGAAAAAGCGAAGAAGAAAGGGGCAGAAATTAGGCGAGCTTATATGGATGCTATTCCAGGCTTGGAGAATCTTGTCGAAGATACTCGTAGAGTTGCTGAAAGAGGTAGCATACGTGCTATTGATAAACGCCAAATCCATGTTGACAAAGAACACAAAGCGTTAAATTGTCTCTTGCAAGGATCGGCAGCAGTCATCGCAAAGCGTTGGCTACTACTAACTGACCATAACATACGTATGAGTAACATGCCGTATGAGCGTTATGCTTTTGTGCATGATGAACAAGTGTTAGGGTCAGAACCTAAATATGCAAATGACATAGCTGAAGTCTGTAAGATATCTGCATTACAAGCTGGAGAATATTACAACCTTAGACTACCCATTGAAGCCGATGCACAAATTGGCGTAAACTGGGCTGAAGTACACTGATGTTATTAATTGATTGCGACTTTATAGCTTATAAATCAGCACAAGTATGTGAAGAAGGTATAGATTTTGGTAACGATGTTATCGTTGCACAGTCTAACTTTAGTCAAGTACTAAAAGTGTTTGAGCGTGAGCTACAAAAAGTTCAGACCGCTATGATGGAAGATGATGTAATCCTGTATTTTTCTAGTTCTGAAAATTTTAGGAAGAAAATTTATGCCGATTACAAAGGTCATCGAAACCGTAGAAAACCCCTAGGTTACAAACGCCTTGTCAACCATTGTAAAGAAAATTACAAGTTTGTCCTACGTGAAGGGCTCGAAGCTGATGACTCCCTAGGGATAGACGCTACGAGATACCCCAGCACTGACAACATAATCGTAAGTCCAGACAAAGATCTACGTCAAATCCCAGGTGTCCTATGGGATCTCACGAATGATGTAGAGGAGATTACTAAAGAGCAAGGAGATGATTGGCATTTAATCCAGACAATGGCAGGTGACCCCACAGATGGTTACTCTGGTTGCCCTGGAATAGGAGTCAAGAAAGCTGCTGCAATAATAGAAAAGAAAGACTTTAAATGGGAATCCGTTTGTCAAACTTTTAGAGATAGAGGGTTATCAGACGATGACGCTTTACTCAATGCTCGACTAGCAAAGATCTTACAATATAGAGACTACGATTTTAATACCGAACAACCCATTCTTTGGAATCCTTAAACATGTTAAACGATTTGTTTCCACACCCTTTGGTAGCTAGAACTGGCAGAATAGACAACTGGATAAAGAATCCAGAAGGACGTTTACCTGTCAGTTGTACAGTATTTGTAGTAGAAGATAGCATCGAGGGTGATAACGGAATAGAAGCGAGCTGGCGTTTTGTCAGTCACGCATTAAGATACGGAGCAGGTGTTGCAGTACACCTCTCCAAGATTAGACCTAACGGTCACACTAACAATAAAGGGCTAGTAGCTAGTGGCCCTGTATCATTTGGTAAAGTATACTCAGCTCTCAATGAAACAATTAGGAGGGGTGGTGTCTATAAAAATGGGGCATGTGTCTTGCATCTTGATCTTGACCATCCCGACATCCTTGAGTATATCACCACTCCTCGCTCTGAATTACCTTGGGTCAAACGATGCGTTGACCTTACCGAGGGGATGTGGAAGGATACGCCCCATAAGAAAGCCTTGCTTGAGGGCATACGCTCTGGAGACATATGGCTTAATAAAATAAAATACGATCACAATGACCAACGAATCTACTCCAACGTCTGTCTTGAGGTTTACTTGCCCTCACGAGGCACATGCCTGTTACAGCATGTCAATCTCGCTGCCTGTACTATCAGCAACATACAAGAGGGTTTCACTACGGCTATGTCCGAGTTGTGTAATCTCCATGCAAGGACAGGTGTTGGAGAATCTGGAGAATACCTTACCCCGAACAATGACAAACAAGTGGGGCTTGGAGTGCTCGGTCTTGCCAACCTCCTCAGACGTTACAAAGTAACTTATGCAGAGTTTGGTGAGGCACTAGACAGAGTAAACTACGGTGTGGAGACTT